AGTGTGCCAAGGACTATCTTGGTGAAATAAAAAATGAAACATTTTTAAATGAAAAAGCAAAAGAGTGGGGTATAGATCCAAAGGCTGATTTATGGAAACTACCTGCAGGTTACGTAGGTTTCTATGCTGAGCAAGATGCAGGACTTACTTTGAGATTATGGGAAAGATTTAAGACTGAAATATCTAAACAAAGTTTAAATGATGTTTGGGATATGGAGATGGAACTATTACCTATTTTAATTGAAACAAGAAGGACAGGAATTAGAGTTGACGAAGCTCAGGCTGCTAAGTTAAAAAAAGAATTTAAAAAAAAAGAGTCTGAGGTTTTATATCAAATAAAATCTCAGACCACACTTGATGTAGATATATGGGCTGCAAGATCAGTCGCTCAAGTATTTGATCGAATAGGTGTTGAATACCCACGGACACCGAAAAGTGATGAACCTAGCTTTACCCAAAACTGGTTAGTAAATTGTGATAACCCGATAGCGCAACTAATAAGAGAAGCAAGAGAAATAAATAAATTCCATTCAACATTCATAGACTCCATTCAACGTTATGTTCATAAAGGTAGAATACATTCTGAAATAAATCAACTAAGATCAGATCAAGGCGGAACTGTATCTGGAAGACTTTCATATTCAAATCCTAACCTGCAACAGATACCAGCTCGTAACAAAGAATTTGGGAATAAAATTAGAAGTTTGTTTCTACCTGAGGAAGGTAGGCAATGGGGTAGTTTCGACTACTCACAACAAGAGCCTAGGCTTGTTGCTCACTACGCTGCATCTGTAGACAATACGTTTGAAGGTGCAGCGGAGTTTATTGAAGCCTATAAAAATGAATCAGCAGATTTTCACCAAATTGTGGCTGATATGGCAGGAATTACTAGAACTCAGGCCAAAACAATTAATTTAGGGCTGTTTTATGGTATGGGTAAGGCTAAATTAGCAAAGGAATTAGGTATAACTAAGGATAAAGCTGAGAATTTATTGCGTCAATACGGAGAAAGAGTGCCTTTTGTTAAAAAATTAGCTACAGATGTGTCTAGCTCCGCTTCTAAGTATGGCTTTATTCGAACAATAAGGGGTCGTAAATGCCGATTTGACATGTGGGAGCCCTCTACCTTCGGAATGAACAAAGCGATGCAATATGAGGAGGCTAAGGCCATTTATGGCAATAATATTAGAAGAGCTTTCACTTACAAAGCTTTAAATAGATTAATTCAAGGGTCAGCCGCTGATCAAACAAAACAGGCTATGATTGATTGTTACAAAGCAGGTTTTAAACCTTTACTACAAATTCATGATGAATTATGTTTTTCACTTAATAATGAAAATGATATACCAGAAGTAAAGGAGATAATGGAAAATGCAATCGAAACACTTAAAGTCCCAAGCAAAGTCGATGTCGCAATCGGTAAAAGTTGGGGTGAAGCCAAAGAATAAAAAAGAACTTGAGGGATATTACTTTGATGGCAAGAAGTTACATGTTTTGTATAAAAGAAAAACTTAATCTTCTTTTTTCTCCTCTTCCTGTTGCTCTTCTTTTTCTAATTCCTTTTCTGTTTCTTCTCTTAACTTTTTTAACTCTTTGTAATAGTTAGGGTGTTTCCATTCAAACATTTTTGCTCTCCTTATTTTTTTTTATTTACTATTATACCACGAGCAAATTTTTACTTTTTTATTTTATTGAATAATAGACGACTCACAATCACAGGGGTTTCATTCTGGATGCGACACTGAATGCTTTTAAGAATAATTTAGAGCGCAGAAGTCTTAGGAATAAAATTGATTTTTTTAACCAGATTTAACTGGCTATATCTAAAAGACCTTTTTGTGCGTCTTCAACACTTTGATCATTAATCTTTACTTTTAGATCTTTGATCTTGATATCAATCCACTTCATATCTGGAGTAACTCTACCCTGTTCCAACGCTTTGCTGGCCCACTTGGACTCCAACTGAAGTTTCTCCGATATTAACTTTTGTAGTTGCATTTCGGTCAACCTCTTCAAAGGTTAAGATTAAGATATTGGGATCATGGAAACCAGCACCTTCAATCTCTGTTACAACTCCTGAGTCAACCTTTTTTATAAAACACTCAAGAGCGGCCTTATCGTTCTCAGCCTCAAGCATCTCATTAATATATATATTTTTATAGTTTGCTTGGACGCGATATAGCTTCATGTATTATTATATATCAAAATGTGACTACATTGCAACTATGTAGCTTTACCTTTTGGTTTTGGTGCCGGAACTACTTCTTTTTCGATTTCTATGGGTTTACATTCAAATTTTACAACAATTCTGCTATTTTCTATATACTCATCTGTGTACTCTTCATTAATCTCTAATTGTCTGTATTTGTCATAAGCTAAACGATAGCCAAATTCTGTGCATTCTGAAAAAGTATCAAAGGAATGCCCTGTGTATTGGTATGATGGGCATTGTCCGCTTAAAACACTACATAAATACAGCACTGTAAAAAATTTTGTCATAATATCCTTGCATATCCCATTAAAATAATTATATTAGGAGCATTAATAACCATAACAAAGAGGAGGCCTCATGGCAATAGTTACAACATCAACCAATGGTACAGAATCAAGCGAGACTAAAGAACCATTGAAATTAACATCAGACATGGAAGCTACAGATTTAGATGTAGCATTAGATAATCTTGCAAAAACTTTAGCAGGACTTTTAAAAAACATGGATGACCTACAAACAAATTTAAATAAACTTACAGATCAAAATAAAAGATTGAAAAAAGCTGTGGTTGATTTATCACGTAATCCGATGGCAGATTTAGAAAGAATACTTAATGAAAAATAAATCTGAAACTTTTAAAAATTGGTGTCAACAGGTTGACAAGATCTTAGAACAGTTACCTGCGCATGCAGTCAGTGGGCAGCCATTAGAATATGCAGATGACGATTTTCAAAATTGTATGAAAAGATTACAACAATGTTCACTTAAGTTTGAAGATATGCCTATTTATATAATTAATGAAAAGGTTGCATCTGAACTTGTATATGATCAATTGAAAGGATTAGAAGATGAACAACCTGATTATTAAAACAATTATTTGTGCATTAATGTTTTTAATTCCAGCAAAAATTTTATTAATTATTTTTGGTGGTTTGTATTACATAGCATTTTTTTAAGGAGGAACTATGGACATAAATAAATGGAAGTCTTGTGCAGTTGATATCGAATCATATACCATTATTAGAGCAATGGGTTCGAATGGTTTTAGAAGGCCAGGTAATATGATTGCAAAGTTAGTTGACGAAGAGATCAAGAAGATAGCAAAAAAAGAAAACATATCTTATAGTAAGATGAAAGAGAACTTACTTAATCAAGGAAAGAAACTCTTGAATGGTAAATAGCTTAACAGCGAAAGAGGGCCGGGAGATCTGGCCCTTTTTTAAATTTTTGTGACAGTCTTTATTACATTGAACTAAATCTTTATAATGTTCTTCTAACCAAGGAGAACAATATGCCTAAATCAATAAAAGAAATGGTTGATGAAGCTTTAAAACAAGCAATTGAAGATGGAAATTTAGTGGTCAAAGATGAAGATGGCCAAGAGATAGAAGATCTTTCAATTGGTTGGGCTGAAGAACCAGCTGAAGACGAAGACGAAGATTAATTAATGTTGGGGCCTAAAGGCCCCAATTTAAACTTGCAAAAAATTTTATTTTCATTTAGTAATAAAACGTATTCCTAAGCCTAAATGAAATAAGTGGGGCTTTCAAAACACTTTATTTTCATCGAACAACGAATCATAAAATTAACTTTAATTAAAGGATATTTTGTGGGCAAAGCTGTTAAAAAAAGCAGTGAAGAAGCATTAAATCAAGCATTGGACAAGCTAGTAATGGTATGTCCAAATAAGAAAACTTATGATGAGTTAACAAGTTTGATGTTTCAGTTGTATTGTGGAAATGACTTTGGTTTAGGAAATTTTAGTCTTTCTTTCCTTGATAAGATCGAGGATAGATGGCGATCAGGACGTAAAGCTGCAGCGCAAGCTAAAGGCATTAAGTTGGTCGTTAAGAATGTATAACCACGGTGTAGTTTTTCCATATCATCTTTTCCCGCATCGTGGTTATGCATATGAACTTTTATAAATATATACAAAAATCTAAATTGTTAATGAGAGTTATGTCTGGTGAAGACCGGATGTATTATCTTGAGAGGATGTGGGATTTATATATTGATGTATATGAAAGAACTCCTGTGCGAGGTCGTGGTCGTAAGCGTAAAAATACTCCTTTAAACCAGAAAAAAGCCTATGACTTGTGCTCCGAGCTTACTAAAATTTTTGGGCACTAAGTTGAGCCTAGAGATTGTAAAACCAAAAGCTTATGCAGAACAAAGACTGTTTCAAGCAATTCTTGTTCAAGCTTTAGAAGATGCAACTAATTTATCTAATTATAAAAAAGAAACTTATAACAAACATGAATCTCATTTGTGGTTTGTAAATAATTCTAATGACTTTAAAGATATATGTTGGGGGGCGGACATAGATCCTGATTTTGTGCGGGGCGAATATTTAAAATTAATAGATGATGGTAAAATTAAATTTACAAAATTTCAATTGTCCTGGATTCGTTATCGAGAGTTATATAGACAATATCGAAACGCCAGTGATAAGAATGAGAGAAAAGAAATAAAAAAATTAATAGAGAAACAAAATTTTCAAAGAGCAAAGGAATAGTCATGGGGGTCGAATGAATTTAACCCTTGAGGACAACAGCAGAGAGCTAAAAATTTGTGTCCTCAAGAGTAGAAAGGTGTTATTAATATGAAAAAACACAGGTTGATAGTACACGAAAACCGGTCACCGGACAACGGAAAAAATTCTACTATATAGATATCTCAGACTAATGAGTAATAAAAAGTACCCCAGGGGGTAAAAGAGGTGTATCTGGTGTATCTAAACGTCTATTAGTCAAATATACCAACACTTTTAATCAATTTTAGTGGTGTATCTATGGTGTATCTATGGTGTATCTTGGATACACCACTCTTGCGGGAACGCAACCAGAAGTTTTTGACCCTATTACTTTACGATGAAATAATCTATATAATAGAAATTATGATAAAAAATTTATTTATGCTTGGAACTCCTATTGGTAAACATTTATTTAAAACCGCTAAAAACTATTTTAGAGAGGGAAATAAAAAAACAAAAGATATTGTTAGAGAATCTAAGGTAAGTAGAACCACTGCTAAAGCAGATATAAAAGATGCTATAAAGGGTAAAGCATTTCCTAAAGGTACTAAACCCTCAGATTTTATACCTGGAAGAGGTAGACGATTTAGAAAGAAAAAATAATGCCTGGAGGACTTAAAAAGAAATCATTAAGAACTGAACTTGATCTAACTCCCAAACAAAAAATGTTTGTAGAGATATACGTAAAAGATTGGGGATCAATTACACAAGCTGAAGCACTTAAACGTGCAGGCTATGTTTGCACTAATGAAAGAGATTATGGTTCTGTAGCATCAAGAATGTTATCGAGAAAACATAGTCCACACATTGCAAATTATTTTGACAAATTATTTGATCTTGAAAAAAAGAAATACGAGAGTGACAACCTTAGAAGATACAAAAGATTAGAACGAATTTCTGACAAAGCTGAAAAAGATAAACAATACGCTGCTGCTATAAATGCTGAATATAGATCAGGTCAATTAGCAGGTGCTTACGTAGATCGTAAAGAAGTAACTGTCAGTGGTTTGGAGGGTATGTCACGTGAGCAACTTGAGAAAAAACTTGAGGAACTATCAAACAAGATCGATGGGTACAACGCCAAAACGATCGAGATTGAGTCAGAAGACGTTACAGCAATTGAAGAAGGCTAGCTGGTCGGAATGGTTAGACGCTTTTAACCAAGTACATAATTCTACTATTTTTACTTCAATAGGAAAAATTAAGGTTGAGATTGATGATTAAAAGAAAAATAGCAATGCCAAAAAAAGTAAAACAGGAGATTGATAAATATCCAATGGTTTCCGTTGAGTGGTTTGATATTGTTTCGGACTCCTCGTGGTCTTCGTTCTCTGATGTTAAAAAAGCTAAATTAGCTACCTGCATCACCAAAGGTCACCTTCTCTCCCAGGCA